AGGTCACGAACATCGGACCAAAGGCAGATGAACTTAATAATAAAATAGAACGTCTAACAAAGATAGCAAACAGATCGGCAGAGGATATTGTCAATCAGTCAGGTGGCCGTGTATCTTTAGAACAAGCAACAACAAATATAAACAAAGCAAAAAAACAATTAGCACAGGCACAAGAAGATTTGGCTAACGTCGGTAAAACAGACGATGCTATCGTTACAGGAGATCAGACAGTGCGTGTAACGTTTGCTGATGAGATACAATCTGACATCATGCAGACATACAGAAAACATTTAGAAAATGTTTTAGATGATTATAAAAAGTTAGTTGATAAAGGTATTGATGTTAAAGACACAACGAAGATACGACAACAAAGCTATTCTTTAGATTTAAAAACAGATCAAGATGTATTGGAGTTCTACGCAAAACATAAAAGTTTATTTAGACCTGTGTTTAAAACAGAAGAAGACTTTGCTGCTTACATAGATGATATTAGAAAATCACAAGCGGTGTTTAAAGATTTTGCAAAGATAAGACCAGGTACAATGACACCAGCGGCTTTAGCGGCAGTTAGACAAGCAGGCAAAGATAGAGATAAAGTATTATCTATTTTTGAAGAAGCATTTACAAACCCTGAAACAATGAAAAAACTATTTCCTAACATACCGTTTAAAGACAGAAAAGTGTGGGGTGATGCGTTGGTCAAAAACGATTTAGCAATGGCAGCAAAAAGAAAGTTTGTTGATAAAGACGCAAACGCTTCTGATTGGTATGTCATATCTCCAGCAGAACTAATAACAGGTAGATATGGACAAGCAGGAACAACAGCAACACCATTTGCAGAGAGAACAAAAAACATGAAAGGTATTGGCCAGTATGAGTTTTATGGTGGGCCAAATGTTACAGATCCTAACGGAAAACACTATACAAGCATATTAGAACAATCACTGCGTAGAGCAGCGAAAGTAAATAATGCTGAATTTAAGATTGTTAAGGTACAGGTAGGAGAAGCTAAATCTGTAAGTAGATCTGTGCAAATAGTAAATGCACAAGGGGATATTGTAAAAGAATTTAAAATGGCAAAAAGCAGTAAAGCAGAAGACTTTGGCGATGTAATGAATAAAGCAGAGGATTATATAAATGAGTCTGGTGCAGAAGGTTTAATGGCTAGACCAGTAGAGACACCTTCGGGCTTTAAAACTATAGACGCTTATGCTATAAAGTTAACCCCTGAGATGGTATTACCAACAAAAACACATCTAGCATCTGGAGGATATGTACGATATGATCCTCTTGTATCAATAGATGAAATGATAGGAGCTGCATAATGGTTGTAGAAAGACCAGCAAATTACGACGAACCACAAACGGTTAATGATCAATTAATGATACCACCATTGGTGGGACAAGAAGTGGAATTAGAACCAGGAACTGATCAACCTATTGATATTGAAATGACAGAAGACGGCGGAGCTATTGTTAATCCTGAAATAATGCCACCTGATACTGGATTTGATGGTAATTTAGCAGAGTTTATTGATGAGAATGATTTACAAGTAATAGCCAGTGAGCTTAGACAATCTTTTGAAGATGATAAATCATCAAGACAGCAATGGGAAGAAACGTACACAAAAGGTTTAGATTTACTTGGATTAAACTACACTGAAAGATCTCAACCTTTTCAAGGTGCAAGTGGTGTAACACATCCTTTGTTAGCTGAATCGGTTACACAGTTTCAAGCACAAGCCTATAAAGAATTACTACCAGCAAGTGGCCCTGTAAGAACTCAAATTATTGGACAGGCTACAAAAGATAAAGAAGATCAAGCACAGCGTGTAAGTGATTTTATGAATTATCAAATTATGCACGTTATGGAAGAGTATGATCCAGAATTAGATCAAATGCTTTTTTATTTACCTCTTGCAGGTTCTACATTTAAAAAAATATATTATGATGCGGCTCTTGGAAGAGCTGTATCTAAATTTATACCAGCAGAAGATTTAGTCGTGCCTTACACAGCTACAAATTTAGAAGAGTGTGAAAGAGTAACTCATATTTTAAAAAGAACAGACAACGATATTAAAAAAATGCAAGTCACAGGTTTTTATCGTGACGTTGATTTACAGGTAGTACAAGAAGAAAACAAAGTTGAAGAAAAAGAAAGAAAATTATCTGGTATAGAAAAAACTGGTTACAGAGATGATCAGTATACTTTACTAGAAATGCATGTTGATTTAGATGTACCAGGATTTGAAGATCCCGATGGTATTAAACTTCCATATATAATTACTATAGATGAAGGATCAGGAAACGTTCTTTCTATTTATAGAAACTATAAGGACGGAGACACTTTATATAAAAAACAACAATATTTTGTTCATTACAAATTTATGCCAGGTCTTGGTTTTTATGGTCTTGGTTTAATTCATATGATTGGTGGTTTATCTAGAACTGCTACAGCAGCTTTACGTCAATTAATTGACGCTGGAACATTAGCAAATTTACCTGCAGGTTTTAAAGCTAGAGGTTTAAGAATAGCAGATGATGACAGTCCTATACAACCTGGTGAATTTAGAGACGTGGATGCACCAAGTGGTGATCTACGCGCAGGTCTTTTACCTTTACCTTACAAAGGTGCAGATCCGACTTTATTTCAACTATTAGGTTTTTGTGTTCAGGCAGGAAAAGAATTTGCAACTGTAGCTGATCAAAAATTAGGAGATGCTGCAAATGCGGGAGCTCCTGTTGGTACTACAATGGCTTTAATGGAAAGAGGTATGCGTGTCATGTCAGCTATTCATAAAAGAATTCACTATGCTCAAAGAATAGAATTTAAATTATTATCAAGAATTTTTGCAGAGTCTTTACCACCTATGTATCCTTACGAAGTACAAGGCGATTTACAATCATTAAAAGCTAGTGATTTTGATGAGAGAATAGACATTATGCCTGTTTCTGATCCAACTATATTTTCTATGTCACAACGTGTGACGTTGGCACAGACTCAATTACAATTAGCAGAAGCTGCACCTCAAATGCACAATATATACGAGGCTTATAGAAGAATGTATTCTGCCATGGGCGTTCAAAATATTGATGCTATATTACCAGTTCCTACTGGACCAGAGCCAATGGATCCTGGTATGGAAAATGCAACAGCATTGTCAGGTGGTTCATTAACAGCTTTTAGAAAACAAAATCAATTAGCACACATAGATGCGCACAGAGCTTTCTTTTCTAGTGTTTTGGTAAAAAATAATCCTCAAACTATGATGATTTTACAGTCTCATATCATGGAACACGTGTCATTACAGGCAAGAGAAGAGGTAGAACAAGAAATGGCAAAAGAATTTGAAGCATTACAGGCTCAAGCAGGTGGTGAATTACCACCAGAACAGCAAAATGAAATGCAAGAGTTGGTAGAATCTAAAATTGCAGAAAGAATTGTTGAAATGACAGAAAAAATGGTCACTGAAGAACAACAAATGATGTCTGAACAAGGAGAGGACCCGTTAATTCAACTAAAACAACAAGAAATTAACTTAAAAGCACAAGATTTACAGAGAAAATCCATGGCTGATCAAAGTAAAATGATGTTAGATCAAGCAAAATTAGCTCAAAATGAAGAATTAGCAGAAGCGAAGATGGATTCTCAAGAAGATATTGCACAATTACGTGCAAATGTTAATCTTCAGAAACAAAATCAAAATAATGCAAAACGCGACAGATAAATTACAGGAATATTTTAACGAGTTGATGAATTTTTCAGATACAGCGGTTACAAGTCAAGAAGAACAGATACTTTTAGCGGGTGCAATGATGGGTGTAGCTAAAATGCTGTATCATAACAACCTTACTGAACAAGAATATGATAATATTATGAATCATAATGGAAGAGACTTGCTAAATCTTATAAAACCAACTATACATTAATCATTATGGCAAAAGAATTAAAAGATATACCAGCAGACAATAAAGGATTACCAAAATTAGATAAAAAAGTTCGTAATCAAATAGGATTTAAAAAAGATGGCGGTGCCATTAATGGTTTAAAAAAAATGGGCATGAATAAAGGTGGTCTAGCAGGTAGACTGGCTCAACGTGGCTATGGAAAGGCAAGATCATGAAGTTTAAAAATGCAAAAATGACTAAAGTTCCTCAAAAAAACCCTTTTCCTAATACAAAAGTTGCTTCAACAGCAGAGCAAGTTTTCTCTCCTTTTGTGGTAAAAAATAACAAAGGATCTGGACCTCAAGGGCAAACAAGCAGAATGCAAATTAAAAAAGTAGCATTCAAAGGCGTAAAATAGTATAATCCTCAACTTAACAAAGGAGGTTCTATGAACTTACTAAAAGATCTATGGTCACACATTAAAGAGTGGAGTGACTGGCAAATGAAAGATTGGATCAAGGCCGCTATCGTAGCGATCGTAGTTATCTGGGTTATTAGCTGGATGACAAGCGGAGCAGCATAGTGCTACAAGCTCTCGGAGGACTACTCGGTGGTAAAGGCGGAGCCTTAAAAACCATTGCAAAAGTTGTCGACGAGATTCATACATCAGAGGAAGAAAAATTAGATAAAAAGATATTAATGCAACGCATTCAACAAAAGCTTGCAGAAAAGCAATTAGATGTTAATGCAAAGGAAGCCAGCCATCGCAGCATATTTGTTGCTGGCTGGCGACCAGCTATAGGATGGGTGGGAGCCTTTGCTTTAGCGTTCGAATTTATTTTATCTCCTTGTAT